CATTACCACAACCTGCTTTGATACTGCCGACAGCTCCTTGATATAGTGAATTGCTGTTATAATTTCCTCGCAGCATCTGTCGGACCACAGTCGGCCAACATGGAAAATGTCGCCGGAGACAAGAGAGTAGTCCGGCTGTTCTTCCCTTGCCACTCTTATCATTTCATCCAGGCACCGCTTGGTGTCCTCTGTACGAAGATTTACTCCGTCCTTTACGGGGCTTCGGAATGTACCCAAGTGCCAATCCGCTGTATGTAATATTTTCATTTTCTCAACACCTCCATTGTCGCTTTCATTGCGTAAATCATATTGTTCAACTGAAGCTCCAGCATATTAAAAACCGATTCCTCAATGCCACAGAAGTCTATCCCGTCTCCGCTCCATTCCTCTCCAACAAAAAGAATGCTTCCCATAATCGGATTGTTGTGCTTGTCCGTTTCATAGAGATAACTTCCAATCAGATTCGGAACAGGTTTCTCCTTTAACCGCCCCTCCTCGTCAATCAGCATACTCACACACTGCCCCGGCACCTTTGTAGGTCTGTCTGCTATGTGCAGGGTTGTATATAATCGCTTTGGGCAGACATGCTCATACAGATTGCAGTCGTCTCCTATCAGTTTCCGCAGGACCTCATTCTGCTGTGAGTGGTTGCCGGAGGGAAAATCATGTACTGTCAATTCAAGGTCTGTCGAAATCTTAATCAGTTTCATTACTTCCCTGCTCCTTTCTGGCACTTCATACACAGCGGTCTGCCGAATTTATTCAAAGAATATTCATACACTTTTTCATTGATTGCAGCTCCGCAATTATCACAGGAATATCCTGTTGATTCCTGCCCCTGTGGAACTATCTGCTGTGGAGCAGCCTGTCTAGGTGCTTCCTGCTGTGGTGGTGTCTGTCTTGGCGGTTCTTCGTCAAACCAATTTCTCTCCTGCTCCTGTGGAGGAATGTCTTCATCCTGCGGAATGTCAGAAGCAAATGCAGGATTGTCCAGTTCATCCTCCGGATTAAATTCCTGTGTGAAAGCATCATTGGAGAATGTAGATGTAATCGCCGGCGGTGTGGATGAGGTGCCAAACATATTCCCCATGGAATTCATTCCCTGCTGGAGCATTGCCTGTCTTACTGTCGGATCATTGTAATCCGGTGCGAATGTTACCGTAGGAACAACAAAAGGCTTCTGCAATTCCGCTTTCTTGTATGTGCCTTTAATTCCAAGCAATGCCCTGATTACTCTGAGGATTGCCCCTGTCTGTGCTTTCTCCGAAGCAGTCTTGCGGAGCAGCGTCATATTAACCAGAATGGAACGCTCAATATATTTCTCCCTGTCGCAATCAGCAATTACATAGTATCTTTCCGGCTTTCCCCACTGATTTGTGTTCTCCGGATCTTCTTTCCATTCTCCCTTGAACATATCCGCTGCGGCTTTGGCGGCTCTCCAATCGTGGATTCCCATTATTGACTTGTCCATAAATTCAAGGCGGTACTTCGATTCTTCATCATCAAGGCAGATACGCTTGGTTTCTGCGTGTGTCTTGTAACTGCCATCCGGCAGCCTTACCGCCCCATATGCCTTTCCGACATAGGTATTTGCACTTTCTCGTATAACAGTTGTGTATTCCGGGTGGAACTGGATGCCGGCGGCTGTTGCCAGTTTCATAAGAAGCGGTTTCGCAGGAGAGAATACTTCCTCATATACCGCTTTTCCGTTCCTGTCCTCTCCTGTCTTTACCTTGCCAACGGAGAAAATATCGCCGGAATTATCCGATGTGTCCGCCACGACTTCCATGACGGAGCATTTGTAAAAGGGATTAATCTGCACAGATGTAGCTGACGGAATCAGCAAATTGCAGTTTTGATACTTCGACTGAATTTCAGTCAATGCGTTTGAATTGTTCATAATCTGACCTCCATATCGTAATTTTGTTCTTGATTTATAAAGCAGGAACTGGTACAATATGGGTATCCGTAGGAGCGCTTCGGTCTGTTTTGACCAAGTGCTCTTTTTCCATATCTCGCAGTGTTCTGCACAAATCCATAGTAAAATGTGAAAAAGCAAGACTTCTGACATATTCCTCTGTCAGCTTTACCAGATACCAGTGCTGCATAACAACTTCCCTCTGCTCCCTCTGGTATATGTACTCCTGCTTATGCTTGGCATACTTCAATGCCTCCTGGAACTGTTCATCTGTGATTTCGCACCCTAACAGTTCTTCTACCTCTTCTTTTCTGACGATTTCGCTCATCTTCTAACTCCTCCAATGTGTCAAATAAATATTGTATTGCCTTGCTTGCTACCCAATAGGTCATAAGGATTAAGAGATATTCCCCTCCGACAGCCTTATACCCTCTCTCCAGATATGCGTAGTTGATAGCCCACCTGCCAACTGCGATAGTTATCGCAAGTGAATAAGCGACTTCCAACAATTCTCTGATAATCCACCGTTTCAATAACATCACTCCTTGTCTTCGTAAAAATAATGGTTTCCATGCTTGAACAAGAATTTTAGGTTTTCGCTGTGCCATGCAGAATCACTTTTGCTTTCAAAGTATGTGGCACCCTGGCTTTCATCCCAATGTTGTGACTGGACCATATCCAAGGCAAGCCAACAGTCTTCATCAGGCTCTACCCTGTCAAATCTTCCGTTGGATATCGGGCTGAACTGCCCTTTCTGGTAAATAACACTTTCAATCGTGTCCGGAAATTCATCCGACCACACACGATTGAGAACTACCAGTATTACCAGAGCTTTCCCCTCGACATCCTCTCCCTCTGCCTCTGCCATAGCAATTTTGGCAAGCAGATAGGATTCATCTGCATCCCAATCTGTACTGTGAATCTTTGACCGGTACTGCTCCGGTGTCTGTTCTGGTGTCTGCTCTGCCTTTTCAGTTTCTTCCGGCTCCTGCGTTTCCTCCGGAACAGAGGTTGCAGAGGCATCAGCCACCGCTATATTCTGTTCAGATATGGGTTTGGCCGGTGTCTGCTGTGCTGTGCTTACCAGTGCCGCAATAGCCAATGCTGAAAGACCAACAACCGCACACAGGCTAAATAAAATTTTTGCTCGCATAACCTACCCCCTTACCATCGAACGCAAAGGCAAGTTGTCCTACCTTTGGCTCTGTCCTCAGATACCTACTGTAAAACTCCTGCTGTTTTACAGCCTCTTTCTTGCAGTCGCATTTTTCGCCCGGATCTAAATTACTGCCACAATCAGGACAAACATTGAAATACGCCATCTTTCTGCCTCCTTTACGCATTATTCTCTTCGATGATGGTGTCTACTACATCTATTGGAATTCCAAACTTCTCAGCGAAAAGATATTTATTTGCTTTTCCGCTTCCGTATGAAAACTGCCCTTTCTCTGCGGCAAATTTATTGACATCCCGAATTACCGCATATGCTTTATTGTTTTTGCACCCCAGTAACTTCATCACATCAGATGATGTCACATAGGTTGTTTTGGGTGCCTTTATTACCCCCGGTGCTGTTGCTAGTGCTGACATTTAATCACCTCCTATCTTGGAACATTTATATAATCCTCACCTGTATATGGATTAGTCCCTATGCTTCCTTCGTGAATATCATGCAAATGCAATGTGTACTTAATCGGAGCTGACCCACACCAAGTTTCTACACTCGTAATTTCCTTGTCTTCATGCGTATATAAATAATTTCCAATCGCATTGTATAAATCACTCAGCCTCGCCATTTAATCACCTCCTGCCGATAAATCTCGCAAATTAAGTTCTCCAGGCAGCACGCCGAAAAACTCATGAATCTTAGCCGAGCATTCTTGGCAGTATGCGAAGTTCTCAATTCCGTATTCAAGACACATTTTTAAGTCTTTTTCCTTTATCCCCATCAAAAGTGCCAATTCTTTATCGCTGATATTGTATTTGCCTTGCAAAAACCTAATATTTCTAGTAAATAATGATGGTTTTATCTGCTTCACCAATATTTCATCTACGGATACGCCAAAATGCTGTGCTATGACAACGAGCTTTTTCAAGTCGGGCTCATTTTCTCCACTTTCATACCTACTGATTGTCATTTCAGAAACACCAAGTAATTTTGCTATATCTCCCTGTGTTTCTCCTGCCTTGTTCCTTAGATACTTCAAATTCTGTGCTAAATACAAATTTCCACCTCCTGTCCACTCGGAGCAAATAGTTGTATTGGATTCCGATTTGGATTTGGATTCGGGTTGGATTGGATTACGGACACATCTGTTGTCACTTGCTGTCAAATGACAGCAACAGTAAGCGAAAATTTTTTAGCTCTTGTGCCAATCAAACCACCGGATTGTTTTCACATTATGCTATATCCAATGATGTTGCCGACGCTCCGAGCCAACTTTAAAGGTTTTTCTTTACCCACAGTTTCAAACTCTGTGTTACCTGCTCCAATTCATCCAAATTTTCTAAAATCTTCTGCATATCCGCTTTTTCAGAATCATCAATCACTCCATCCTCTGTGATGTCCAAAAGTAATTCCTTTGTTTCTCCAATTTTGCGGAATGTTGAAAGAGCCCTAATGGATATCCTGTCTAAGTCCGCCATGTCTGCCTTTGGCATATCACTTCCAAGCGGGCACATATTTGTGCAGAAATGGTTTTCCAGTTCAGGAGCATTATATAGATCAGCCATAAGACGAATCTCCTCTGGATATGGAATTGCAATTCCACTTTCAATTCTGTAAAGCCTGCCTCTGTCGATTGACATGATGTCAGCTGCTCCCTCACGACTACTTAACTGCTCATTGTGTG